TGCGTCCGCAGGTTGGTATCGACGTACGAGGTGGATTTCAGGTACGCCTGGCGGGAGAGTTCAAAAAGTTTTTCGGAGGTGGTGGTCATATGATGATCTCCCCGTTCCGAAGTGGCTGGTATTGTTCGGGTAATCCTTCGACCCGCGTCACGGGCTTACCCTCGAACGCGCCGCGCTTGAGAGCGGCCCTTTCGAGCAGTTCGCCGGCGGCCAAGACGATCTTCTGGAGATTGGGGTCGGTGTACACCCGGCTGAGTTTCAGCACGAAGCCATACTGCGAAGAAATCCCAAGATGCTTGATCACCAGGATGCCCCCCTCGGAGTCAACGAACACGAACCAGGGATGGCCTGGGTAGTGCCTGTCGAGTGTCCGGCCGACGTAGTTCAGAAGTTGGATGTCGGCCAGTTCGGCCTTGTGTGCCGGTACGGCTTCCGGCTTGTACGGCATGGCGACCTCCTAGCTTGGCGCAGGATCGGAAAAATCAAATTCTCCGCCCCACCATATTCTAAGATTTTTCATATAAAATGGCAACTCGTTATTTTGACCGATTGAAACAAGGCCATTTTCATCAAATGCGCCATCAAAGACAGTATCACTAGACCAAGTATAATTTCCACCTTCAGTAGCATATCCAACCTTGAATTTCTTATTCCCGTCAACCGTGTACCCGGCACGAACGGCAACCCAATAATCGGTATCTGCTGAAAAATTAAACTGAACTTCAGCAGTCGTAGTTCCATCGTAAGAACTCAAGTACATGTTGTCGTCCGCACTCTTGCGAACTAAGTAGAGAAATCCCTGCGCATTACCATCCAGACTGATAAGCCCAAGGTTCGTGTCATCAGCCGAAATATCATCATAATCGAATGGAAATCGAACTTTGACCAATACATCAACCTTGTCAGATACAGCCGCCTGAAGAGCATCACTCATTATCCATTGTGGATAACCAGCCTCGGTTGCCCGGGTAATGGTGCTGCCAGATGTGGGAATATAGCTGGAAGGAAGAACTTCTTTGGCAGCCTGCATTCCTGTGGCATAAACAGTAATAGAAGCATCATCACCAGCGAAAATCAAGTCATTGTCTGCCTCGGCAAAATTAATATTAAACCGCACCTTGACAATACTTGCAGAAGTCCCGCTTACTGTTACTTTGCACCTATAAAATCCATTTGCAGCCGAATCTATATAGCAATTATGAACTGTTGCATTAGTTGTGATCGTTGTTCCAGCTACACCAGAAAATAGGTCGAAAAAAACACGTGCTATTCCTACTTGTACATTATCTGTATTCCAGAATTGGATCGTAAAATAAATCCAATTTTCTGCGCCTGATTTTAAAAAACAAGAGGCTGCTATTTTTTCATTCTGAGACCATGGCGAAAGGTTACAATAGATACCATGAAAATTATCTTCCGAAGAAGCAATTAACCCATCTGCCGTGTTTGCACCATCAGGCCCAGTTATAGCATCAGCCGAAACAGTCGATCGTGTCTCGGTCCACCAAGCATTGTCCAATTCATGGCTATATTCCACTAGATTCGTCGCCGATCCCTCGTGCAACAAACCATGTTCTTCAAAACGGGGCTCATCAGTTGCGGCCGTAGTTATCAAACCGGCTGTAGGATGAGTATAGGTAGCCGTGGAAGCACGAACAAAAACACCATCTTGTTGTCCGGTTTCATATGATGCAGTAATATCATTAGCAAGAGGAGCGTTAAAGATTGGCGTTATTGTTGGTGAAATAGAATCATCGGTTGTCGTGAATTCCCTGCCATGAGAGAAAGCATAAGCAACCCTGGGCTTATAGTAATCGGGATCGGCCTTGAGCACGAGGCTCTGCCAATCGACTTCCGTGGTATTGACCTTATTTGACATCTAAAAATCTCCCATGTATTCCGGTACGAGTTCTTCTTCGGGTGGATCGGGACCGCTTTTTGGGACGAAAAGCCTCGATGCGGGATATTGCAAGGCCTCGTGAATATGGGAATTACCAGTCAAGAAAATGCGCCCGTTCGGCATCCTGCAAATCCATGTCCCGTCAGTCGTTGTGGGGCACCAGGCGTCTTCGCTGGAAATTCTTTTAATTTCTTGCACTTCCAACGTCTGCCGTCCATCAAGAGAAAACAAGGAATGTCCTTGCTTGAGGTCCTTGGTCTTGACTATTTTTTCGCAGCCATTCCTGGTTTCAATAATGTGCCGGTGTTCCTTGGTGGCGTAGAAAGCATTCTCCGTTTTGCCGCCGATTCGGTAAATCTCGGCATTTTGGAAAAAGTTGATTTCCCGGATCTGGCCTATCCCGCTTTTCGTGTAAATCGAGTCGCCCTTGGACAGTTCCCTGTAGGTTTTCCAGCCATTGGGCGTCAAGGCTTCGACGCTCAGGGGCACGCAATATTCGTTCTTTTCCGGGTCGGGCCTGAATATCCCGGTCATCCTGATTTCCGGGTACGCGTAGCCTCCCTCGAACCCATCTATGAGGCGGACGCACGAGGGGTCGATGAGGATGGCGGGCTCACCGCGGAACGAGCGGGTGAGCCTCCCAGCCACGGCTTCCCTGCGGGGCTGGAAGGTCACCACACCGCTCTCTATGTGGATGCCAAGCGCCTGTTGGAGGTACTCGGCAGGGGATATCTTGGCGGTATCGCGGCTCCGGGCTCCGGGGTCGCCGATGTGGCGATAAGTGGTTGACCCAGGGAGCTTGTCCATGCACCACAGCCACACCATTTCGCCGAAGTCTATCAAGCCGATGTCTTCTCCGCAGAACTCCTTGAACACGAGCCACTGCCCCAGGCCGTTCACGTACGTGAGCACGGCCGCCGGCGACAGGCCCGTGTCGTCCCATCCGACGATCACCTGCGTGCGGCCGCCGGCGATGCCCGCCCTGACGAGCGGCAGGAGCGGTTTCTGAGACACGTGTGTGTTGCGGTCGAACTCGGGGTACACCTGTTTGCCGCGCACGGTGACGCCCCACTCACCGCGCACGAGGGTTCTGAGAAGGTCCGGTCTGTCTGCGTAATCTTTTTCCAGGTCTTCGTAATATCCGGGGCGCAGGTTGTGCTTGTTTTCGTTCTGATCAGCTTCATATATGGCGTAACCCTCGATGGGTTTCTCCACGAAATCCCTGTACAACCAGTGCTCCCGGGAGGGGTAGTTCGAGGTGAGTATCACCTGGGGTGGTGTGAGGAAGGGGTCTCTTACTCCCGTCATCTCCTGGGTTGGAAAACGGCCTATCCGGCCTAATATATGCTTGAAAATATTAGAACTTATTTCTCTGGCCTCGTCTATCCACGCGCCCGTGATCTCCAGCGACAGGAGGTTCCTCACGTCTTTTTCGAGGTCCAGGGCGCGGAAGAAGATTTCTATTTCGCGGTCTTCGAGGTTGATCTTGAAGATGTTGTCCTGCTTGTAGAACCTCCCAAAATTCTCGGGTGGAAACCAGTTGAAAACAGTCCTCATGGTCGTGTCGCGCAATTGCTTGTAGGTGTTTCTCACCACGGCGAATTTTGCCTTGTACATCCCTTTTGATTTTACTACCCGGATGGTCTGCATCATCACCTGGTCGAAAATGCCGGCCGAGGTTTTCCCCGTGCCGAAAGGCCCCATGAGCAGCTTCACCCGCGAGTACATGTCCTCGTGGAACTTCTTGGTTACCGGCCCGCAGTTGTACCTCATGTGGTAAGGCTCGACTTTCCGGGCCTGGACCAAGTGACCCGCGGCGTATTTTGCAGCCAACGAACGCATACAAGGATATTATCGTCAAAATTTTGACGTTGTCAAGTCCTGCTTTCCATCGGTCCTTTTCGGCTTGACAAATATGCAGGCCTTGATTATGTCCGGAACAGGGCTAGCCTGCCGCCATGGCGGACTACCCACTGCCCAAGCGCCGTTCCCGAAGATGCATTCGCCGGGGGCGGCGCTGTTTTTTTGCCCATGCCCAAGTATAACTTCCTGTCCACTAGGCAGAAAGGACAAAAAGTTATACTTCAAAGCCACCTCCGCCCCGTCTCGGGGCCGAAAATGGAAAACCCCTGTGCCTATATCTAGGTTGTACTTACTTCTAGGCTGTACCTATATCCAGGCTGTACATATTATCTAGAATACTAGTACTAGATATATACTAGTGTACATATTTGGTATCTCTAGGTACTAGGTTCCTGTCGGGTCAAGTTTTGTACAGCCTAGATACTATGTAAAGCGCTAGTACTCGGGTCAAGTTCAGGAGGTTTAAAAAAACCTATTAGGGAAATCGGGAAGAGAGGGGGTAATAGGGGGGTTCTTAGGGGGGAAAGAGGGGGGGAGGAACCCTATCGTACTTTTACGATGAATCTAAACCCCCGAAATTACATACAATTACTATAAAATCCATGAATATCAGTCGTCAACACCCCCCTCAGGCTCATAACTCAACTTCTCCACCGGCTTCTCCAGCTTCGGCATGTCCACCGTCACCACCGCCTGGCCGTCCCTCTTCTCCGCAATCGTCGTTATCCCAATGTTCACGTTCGACTCCAGGATAATCGGCGGCCGGACATCGCCACTCCCGCTCGACTCGGGATACTGAATCCAACCACGGGCCTTCCCAAGACACTTCAACGCAAAAATCACCGCCGTCAAGTTGCCCTTCTCCACGAACTCCATCAGCTTCTCCTCGCAGATATCCACGTACCGCTCACGCATCGAACTCAAACCCAACTCCCACTCGGCACGGAACCCCGGATCATGGGCCAACCACCAGTAAAAACTCTTCCTGTCCACGTCCAGTCGCTTCAAAACCCTCGCCAGGGTAGGCTCAACCAGCTGATATTCCAATGCCTTCTTCTTCAACTCCGCCACCCGCTCAGGTCCCAAGTGCCGCGGAGGCTTTCTCTCCCGCTTCTTAGTCATTTTCTCCCTCTTTCAGCTTGGCCTTCAGGCGCTTCATCGCCTTGCGTTTATTTAAAACCGGGGACTTGTAATCCCCGCAAAACCCCACGGCACCCGAAGGAACATGAAAAATCCTCACCCAGCTCTCATCACCACGCCAAATCGTAACCAGAAGTTCTCTTTCATCAATTTCCATGATTCCCCTCTTCTCAGTGCCTAAATTTTATACAATCTTTATGCCAAAAGCAACCAGAATCACCAGGATCCCCTCAGAGCGACGATCTCAAGCAAACCCATGGGTCCTGTGGGTCCCTGCAAAAAATCCTCTCACGCAAAGCCACAGGAAGCGAGAGGACAATTCCAAGACTAAACCAAGACCCGATTTCAGAGAAAATTTATTCCGAGAATATCACGAGAGGTGAACACCCAATTTAATGCCTCGGTCCGTCCTAGGCCGGCCTCAAGTCGGAAGGGGGGTCCCTGGGGGTCCGAAAAGGAAAAGGGGTCCCTGGGGGGATAGTGGGGGGTAGGGGTAAAGATATCGACTACTTAGGCCCCCCGCTCCACCTGGGAAGTGGAAGTACCCCCCCCGACCCGGAGGTCGAACTCCTCTTCCGATTCCAGGTCCAGGTCCTGCCCCCCCCCGGCCCACCACCAGGACCAACCACCCCCCAGAACCGGCCCGACCCGACTGTCTAATTTTTTGACACCGAGGGAAGAGGGAGGGGCGCCCCCCTATCCATCCTGCTACACCGTAGCGATTTTGCTATAGTGTGGTATTTTGGCAACAGTGGTGTGGCCCTTTCGCCACACCCAGGAAACCGGCAT